CTGCTATCGCCACGGACTTTGAAGCGCAGGTTGCCGCAGAACGTCAGCAAAGACTTGAGCAAGAAGAGCGCCGACGCCAAGAAGACTTAGAACGTCGCATCGAACTGGCTGAACTCAAACGTGGGTCACTTGCTAGGGGCTTAGATATTGGCACTGACATCGTGGCGCAAGCCACAGGCTCTGCCCTTGAAGGTATTGGCGGCGTCCTTGGGCTAGAAGGACTAGAACAGTACGGCGCTGAAGTTGCCCTTGAGAACGAAGCGGACGCACAGCGCAAAGCACGGTTTCAAACCAGATTCGATGATATTGGCGGTATCGGAGACTTCGGATCTTATCTTGGCGGTATTGCCGCAGAAAGCACCCCACAGATGGGGGCAACCCTTGCCGGTGGCGCAACAGGCGCGAAAATTGGCGCAGCCTTTGGCCCAGTAGGTGCCGGTATAGGGGCATTGGTAGGCGGTGCAGCCGCCAGCTTACCGTTCTTTTATGGTATGAACCGTGAGCGGCAAAAAGAAGCCATAGAAAAAGGGATAAGAACTGAAGTAGACGAAGGCGCAGCAGCGTTAACGGCTATCCCACAAGCCACGCTTGACGCCATCCTTGGACGTTTGTTCGTCGGTAAGCTCGGCCTTACTAACCGCGCAGTAGGTGGCGGCGGTATATTTACCCGTGGCGTTAAAGGGACTGCGGCTGGTGCCATAATAGAAGCACCTACAGAACTGGGGCAGCAAGTCCTAGAACGCGCACAAGCTGGGCTACCTTTAACCAGCGAAGACGCTATTGCAGAGTACCGTGAAGCAGCTATAGCTGGTGGTCTGTTAGGTGGTTCTATACGAGGTGCCGCTACCGTAGCTGGCGGTGATGTTGCCGCTAGAGAAGACGCACAGAAAGCGAAAGAAGAAAGAGACGCGGATGCTAGACGTGCCGAAATAGAAGCCACACTAGCCGAAGAGACCGCTGTTGAAACAGAAGCAGCGGAACGGCAAGCAGAAGTAGAACGCCGCATACGTGAAGGTGAAGGCGAACTCGAACTTGACGCTATTACTAGACCCGCACCTCCTGCCGTAGAGGCCACGGCGGAAGAAGATGCTACTAGCTTAAGCGCGAAGTTTTTTGATGATATGGGGTTTAATGAAGAAGCGGAGGTACGTAAAGAACTTGAAGGTGAAAGCCTCACAAATCCCGCTACTCGAAGTGCGTTGAGAAGGGCCGCTGCTAAGATTCGTAGTGAAGAAAAGCAAAATGTGCAGGCTAATCTGGAAAAAGCATTTAGTGAACAAGAGATAGTTTCTGAAACCGTAATTGAGCGCGAGGGTCAGCCGACTGAGACAACCACGCAGACGCGAAAAGAGTTTGAAGCTGCCGTTGAGGAAGCCCAACAAGAGACCGACGCCACCCCAACCACCATAACCGCAAAGTTCTTCGATGACATAGGATTCGGTAAAACAGCAAAGATACGTGAAGAACTTACAGGCAAAGATCTTACAGATCCCGATACCCGAGACTCTCTAAGAAGAGCCGCCGCCAAGACTCGCAGCAAAAAGAAGCTAGAAATACAGGCTAATTTGGAAGAGGCATTCAAGGAACAAGAGGTATTAGATGACCAGCAACGTAATATATCTGCCAGTGCCGAAGGAAAACCTGTCGCAGCAAGAAGTAGAACAAGCGATGAGACTGATCTATCAAGCGTGGAAGACATTGCAAGACGTACCAGTGCCGTGGAACCTAATGCACTTGTCGGAGAAGCAATGGCAGATGCTGGAGGAGGCGCTGGACGACTTACTACTGGAGCAGATGGACAGCCAGATACACTAACGCCAACCCGTGAGTTTACCGACAAAGGTAACGAGATTAGGGTTTTACTGGAAAAAGATAACAGAACTCCAGAAGAAGAAGCTAGGTTCGTAGAACTGGTGGACGAGGCTAGAGCAGACTTTGCGCGGCGTCAAAAGCCAACCGAAGATACGCGAGACGCGAGTCTGGAGTTTGAAGAAGGGGCAGCTACAGAAGAGCAAGCAGAGGTAGGCGCGGAGACAGAGGCAGAAGCCGCAGAGCTTACCGAAGCTATAGAAAATCTACAGCGGGCAAACGCAGTGTTAAAAGGGGGTGAACGTCCAGCCGCAAAGCCTGTACAGATAGCCACGTCGATAGCCGATCCCGACAACGTAAGGACGCAAGAGATACGCCAGTTCCATGCGGACAGAGTGGCAGAGGCAAAAGAATTTGGTGAAAAGCCCCCTACATTATCGCAGTCAAGGGACGAGTTTACGGTACAGGAAGGCTTAGACCCTAATGTACGTAGAGTAGAAGGTACACGTTACTCTGCCGTAGGTGACGCGGATTTTGAAATAAATGAAGACGTTGTTGCAGGTAGGTTAACAGAGCAGGGAGTTACAACCGAATCTGACAGGCTATTAAGGGAGACAAAGGGCGGCACTCTGATTGATGCCGTCAAGAACGTAGCGCGTAATGCTAACAACCCGTTTGAACGGTTAATAGCGACTAATGTATCCAAGCTGATGCAGCGCATGATGGATGCAGGCTACAAATTTGAATATGAAATAGAAGAACTATCTTTTAATAGCATAAGGGGTGGCACACGGGGTTATATGGAACCCGAACGAGGCCCACTTAAAGTTGTTCTACGGCGTACAAAAGACCCTTTGGCCCTACACAATGGGCTTACTCATAAAACATTACTTCACGAAGCTGTACATGCAGTTACAGCGCCTTTGCTGGCAAGCGGAAGCCAACGTTCTTTTCCCAAAGGCACCAAGCTAAAGAAAGACGTTAATGATCTGCGTGATCTGTTCAGCGGAGTCATACGTTATTTTAACAAACGTATAGCTGACGTTAAGGCGGGGGTAATGCCTGAAACGGATCTACTGACAGTAGAGAGACAATTCTACTTCAGAAAAAGGAACACACTAGCTAACCCCGACGAAATGCTTGCGTGGGCGCTCACAGACAGAGAAGTGCAGGAGTTCATGGACACTATCCCCTACGACACACGAACTGGGGATATAGGCACTGAAGGTAAAGGCACGATAACGCTGTGGGAAGCCCTCGTAAACGCACTACGTAAGCTGTTAAACCTGCCACCTAAAGACAACACCGCCCTGAACGAACTGTTGCGCGTGCAGAATAACTTACTTGCACCTGACACGGCGGGCATAGAAACAGCGGGTAGGCTGTATGGAGCGTTACCTAAATTTTCTTCTAGGGTTGACGACAACCCCGCTCTGGTTAGTAGGCCAGAAAAAATGGCGTCTGAGATCTTAAATGGTGGCCTGAAAAGCATACCCATACTGGATTCCAAGGGCGTACAACGAGTGCGAGACGTTGTTTCTGACGCTTCCTTGCCGGAAAAGGCTAAAGGGTTTGCGCTGGGTATTCTCAGTCTTAACGGCCTAGAAATGGTCGCTAAGAAATACATACCTAAGATCGGCAAGGTCAGGGATCTAGTGCTGAAAGAAGGTGGGCGGCTACAGGAACTCAAACGTCCTGTGGATGCAACGATTAGTAAGATTTCTACCTTCGCCAAAAACAACAAAGAGAAGGTAGACATACTCAACAGGCTCATGCCGTACAGCTCTCTAATCGGCGTAGACCCATCCAAGGACAGGAAAACGTACGAAGAAGATGCTGACAAGCTAGCCGAATACGATGCCATGCACGCTAAGGATGGCGACTGGACTGCATTGGGGGAAGACGGGCAGAGAATCTATAAGGTTGTCCGCAACACGTACAAAAAACTGTACGACGAGATAGCTAATGTAATAAAGATACGTCTGGAAGCTACAGACCTAGACCCAAAGAAACGTAAGAACGTATACGACGAACTGATTAACAAGTTATACAAAAATGTAACGATTGACCCGTATTTCCCTCTTATACGCGAAGGTAAGTATCGCCTGCAATACAACGCTACTGATCCGAAGACAGGGCAAGCAGAGTTCTTTACAGAGTCGTTTGAAACCAAACGCGAACGCCGAGAAGCTATAGCAGAACTAAATGCTATGGCGGACGAAATACAACTGACTAACGTGCTCTCGTTTGAAGGGACGGAAAAAGTAAACTACAGCAACGCCCCTGCTGGGTCTTTTGTTAACAATGTGCTTGGCGTGTTGAGTGCAAACGACGTAAAGCCGAACGTACAAGACGAGATCATAAAACTGTTTCTGGACACACTGCCAGAACGCTCGTTTGCACAGTCGTTTAGACGACGCGAAGGCTTCCGTGGCTTCATAGGTGACCCCGCAAATCTTCGGGAAGCTAAGTACCCCAATCACGATATGGTGCGGGCACTGCGAATACGAACCGCGTCTGTAACACGGCAGATTGTACGTATGGAGTTCGGCGCAGAGCTGCAAAAGGTTCAAGAAGAACTTAACGAAGACTTCAAGGCGTACAATAACAACCCGAACGTATCAGAAAACGACAAGCAAGCCGCTGCTCAGTACCTAGCAGAAGTCGAGAAACGTATAGACTTCGCTAAGAACCCCAACGTAGAAGACTGGGCCAAGAACCTGACTACGTTCGGCTTTGCTATGACGCTAGGTATTAACCTGTCATCCGTGCTAGTCAACTTCTCTCAAATACCTATGGTCATAGCGCCACACTTAGCCAGCACTAGGGGCGACGACGGTGAATACTTCGGTTACAGCGATACGCTCAGTGCTATGGGTGAAGCGGTAAGGCTATTCAAAAACGCGGGTAGAAGTGATGAGAACATCAAATACCTACCGTTTATCAAGCAACGTGAAGCTCCAGTAGAGGCGATTGGGCCAGATGGTACAGAACAGGTCATGGTTCCTTCTGCCCCATCCATAGATAACTATGACTACAACGCTGAAGGCATACCACCAGAAGTCAAAGAGTTTGAGATGCTGGCTAAGGTGGCAGAAGAAACAGGTCAGCTAAACAGATCCATCATGTATGACACGTTGGACATGGAAGAGATTGACAGCATACGAGGAAAGATCGGGGCGGTCTCCGGGTTCATGTTCCATCATGGAGAACGTATGACACGTCAGGTAGCTCTTGCTGCGGCGTACCGTCTAAAAGTGGACTCCATGAAGCGTGCCAAAAACAACTTGTCCAAGGCAGATTTCAAGGCTTTGTCAGCCGAAGAGAAAGCTAACCTCAAGTTAAGCGAAGCCGAGTACCGCGAAGCCGCTGAGTTTGCTGTCTATGAAGTGGAACTTACTAACGGTGGCACCGCCGCCGCTTCTGCACCAAGACTTGCTCAACAAGGGATAGGCAAGGTTGCGTTTCTGTACAAGCGGTACGGCGTGCAGATGATGGAGCTTCTAGCTAAATTAGGTTATGAGTCTATCAGAGGTACACCAGCAGAAAAGGCACAGGCGCGTAGACAACTGTTTGGTGTAATGGGTGGCGCGGCGTTGGTTGCTGGCGCACAAGGTCTGCCAATGTACGGCGTGGCTGCTATGGTGTACGACATGTTCAAGGGCGACGAAGACGAAGATCTTGATACTGTAGTTCGTAAGACGATAGGAGAAGAGCTTTTCGGAGGTATGGGTAACGCTGTACTAGGTGTAGACGTTGCGAGTCGTATGGGTCTGTCTGACCTAGTATTCCGAGACCGACTCATTGAAAAAGATCAGTCGTTCATATTTGACTTAATAGAAGTTTTTGGTGGCCCCGTAGTCGGTGTATCAATGCAAGTAGGGCGTGGGTTCGATAAAGCATGGAATCAAGGCGAAGTTTGGCGGGGTGCAGAAGCGGCGGCACCTGCTGCTGTTCGTAATGCGATGAAGTCTTATAGGTTCTACGAAGACGGTGCTAAAACCCAACGTGGCGACACCATCGTAGATGACATATCCGCGCCTCTACTTGTCATGCAGTTCTTAGGCTTTGCCCCAGCGGAGTACACCAGACAACTGGCACAGAATGCTCAACTCAAGAAAATATCTGGTGCGGCTGCTAGGCAACGTACTCAATTGTTACGTAGGTACTACGCAGCCGTAAGAAGTGGGGACACCTCCAAGGCACGGAGTATCCGCGAAGACATGAACGAGTTTAACCGTAAGTTCCCCAGTGTGCGGATTACGCCAGATACGATCAAGCGGTCTATGGCCCAGCACATGAAAACGTCAAGAAGGATGCACTATGGCGTAACTATCGACCCAAGAATGATGAGAGACATGCGACAGAGCGCCGCCGAGTACGACGATACGCTAACAATATGGGATAACTTGGGGATGTAAAAAACCCTCTTACCGCAGGAAGGGGGACTACGGTAAGAGGGCCGGAGGGAGGATAAGACCACAAAGTACGGAGAGACCATGACCTTATCAGGGCGAATCGTACCATATAGGACTACCCTGTCCAATTAGTTCCACGAGGTTCCACGCGGTTCCAAAACCCTACGTAAAGTCGTAATACGTTCTGTCTTGCGTCTTCAAAGACCCTTCATTTGGCCTACGTTCCGCCACCGGCACTGAGATAGATATGCGTTTTGTCTTGGGTATGGCCCTGTGTTTAAGCCCTTTCGGTATATATAGCAGATCGCCTACAGTAAGGTCGAGCGATGTGAAGTCGTCATCGCCGTTCTCAAAGCTGTTGTGGACTTCCCAACTAACGTCCCCTTGAGCATGTACTAAGAAGTTATCGTCATAGTCAATATGGGCACTAAACGTTGAGGCGTTGGGCACACCGCTGCAATAGAAATGTGCGTACGCTGCGCCCAAATAGTAGCGGTCAATAGCACCCGCAATCATGCTGATCCTCGGTGTCAGTAGAGATGCTTTAGTCAAGATCAGGGAGCCGCCTTGTGTCCAAAGGTCATGCAGGTACCTTTTCTCGTAGTAGTCTTTACGGCTCCAGTTCGGCCTACTCTCACGCTCAAGGCTACCCTTTTCCATACACAGTTTTCTGCCGTCAGGGGTTATGGCCTGCATCCCTGCGGTTGCTCTATCGTTGTTGATATAGCTGCTGAACTCTTGCCAGCCGATGATGTTGTCGAACAACTCCGTCCTTGCCTCTGTTCTAGGGAACACAACAAAAGCCTTACCACGATAGTTCTTCTCAAACTCAAGTATCGTCATACCCCCGAGCAGGTCTGTAAAATCTAGCACTATAATAGTCTCCAAACTCGCACACCTGTGTGCGAACCACTTATGACAGCCTTGGCTATAACGTCCCACCCCATCTCATCGACGCAGATGCGTTTCACCTGTTGTAAGGCTTTGTTTGTGTTGATGCACGGTATGAATACTGAACTACCCACTACCATAGCTCCCCAATCCACTACAATCCGCACGCCGTCAGCGTCTATGTCATGTAGCTTCAGCGTTATCATCGCCACCCGTATCAAATGTCTTGCAGTTGACGATGATTACCCTGCTGGTGGGTAACTCGAAGTTGGTGCCCTTAGCTAACCGTATGGTTCCCCGTTTACCACCTAACTTCTTAATCATGTCGTCTACAAAGGCGTTGTAATTTATCTGCTGTGCCGCGCACCAAGCCTTCAAAGGCTTCGGAACTAGGTACGCTTTCTTTGTATCCGTTTCGTACCGTGCCACCAGCTTCCCGCGTGGCAGAGCATCCGGTATAACGATACTATCTAGTCCGTTACCAGACCCACTACGTAGGTCATCGGTGCTCTTAATCATCAGGATATTGTTGTAGTTCTCAGTCAGATAGTCGCTGACCGTCTGCTCCACTGACACGCCCATGTCCATAACAGACTGCTTGTTAGCCTTGAGCATGTTAACAGTCCACTTAAATAAGCCTTTTATGTCGTAGTCAATTAGATCCAGCTTATTGGCAATGTACGCCCCAGCTAGTGTGGTAGCAGCTCCGGCAGACCAGAAACGGTTTTCTGCCGTAAGCCCCGCTGCCTCGTCTACCTCTTGCTGGAACTTAAACACCAACGCCTTGACCGACTCCAAGTTTTGCATGACCCACTGGATGTAAATGATCCCAGCGTGCCCATAGTTCTGCTCTATAGAAGCATCGAATGCGTCAGTCTTTTTCTTGTCTTCAGTGCTAGAGAACACCCGCTGTGCCTTCCACTCCAGCATACGCTGTGCTTCTGCTTTCGGTTGCTGTTTCTCAAGAGCAATACGTTCGATCACACTAGCATTACCAGTAGTAACCGACAGGAACTTCCAAGGCTCACCCCTGACACGTTCTAAGTTTGCTCCACCTGCCATACGACCACGCTGCTGCCCAGAAGATAGCTGATAGGCTAAGTCACTGAGCTTGCCGCTTTTCTCGTTGGTAAGTTCGTCTACGTAGAAAGGTAGGTTATGCAATACCTCTGCGCGGTTAAACTTCATAGAGTCGGTGTCGCGCTCCTCGACCATGAGAGCCTTCTCGTAGCCCCATACAGAAGCCGCTACACGCACTGCCGCTGTCTTACCGCACCCGCTAATAGAGCTGTGTATATGCAAAGCACAAGAGTTCTGGGGCATAAAAGTCATCAGCGGAGAGCCAAAAGCCGTACACACAACGTACTGGTGCATCGTTAGTTCCGGCATAGTGCCGTAAAAATTAGCCATCTTCTTCCACGCTTCTAACGTACCCTTTGGTTTGAAGTACGGAATCAGTGCGGCTGTCGGTGTTGACGGGGGGTTATGCCGAATCTCGTCAGCCCGTATTTCCCTTTCCCCAACAATGAATGCTGTGCATGTGTCGTCTACCCACCCAAACTGTCGGTGTGCCGTGTCCGCTGTAGACGTTGCCTGTAATTCGTTTACCCAAGTAATCATATAATTCATCAAATCATCTAGTCGTGGGACAGCTACACCTTGCATAGACATGTTCTTGCGAAACTCGTCCCGTGAAGTAACCGCTGTAAGTGGCATTGTAAACTCGCGCACGCCATCTTGCGGTAAGTGTATCCTACAGACCACAGATTCACCGGCCTCTACATCCACTAACCTGCGAGTAACGTACAAATCGTTGTGGTACAGCACATGCTCATCCACTTCGCCGTCTACCGTTACGTCCCTGATATACACACCGCCGTTCTGCCCACGAAAATACGGGCGCGGATAGACTGGTATAACGTGTTGTGTAGAAAGTTCCTGACTGGCGGAACCCGGAAGTAACGTACCTTCTAGTAAATCACCCGACTCACCCGACTCACCCGACTCAATCAGGTAAGTACCGTCCTCGGTAGCTTCTGCTTCTTTGATCTTGCGCCCCAAAATAATAGGCGACTTGATCTTACCCCAGTGGGGGCACTCCGTGCAGACACCACCTTCGTTCTCGTCAAACGTCGTGCAACGGTACGGCCCCTTAATCAGATCTAACTTCTTCAGTGTCAGTTCTGGTGTGTACTCAGGGTGCTGGTTTGAAATCTTGTGGGCAGCTTTCTCGCCGTCTTCACAAAACTTAGCGATAGACAGCCCTGCCCTCCACATAGGCTCACTTGTTTCGGCCTGACCTTTTATTATGCGGCGTAACTGTTCACAGCCATTGCCATTCTGTGCTTTCCGCAGTATCTCTCTGAAGCTGTAGTTTATGTTTTCCAACAAAGCATCGCGCAGACTAGCTGGCCCGTCCGCACCCGTACGCTTCTGAGGAACCTGTATGGTGTCCATACCTAACCGACTGGCGAAGAAGTCAAAGTTAACTGCGTCGGGCTTCTTGTTGACCAGCACTACCGGTGCAGGTACATCCGGCTTATGGTTGTGCGTACCCACCACACGTAGCACCCGAGCTACATCTGAAGGCACAGCAGGGTCAATCTCTAACCCAAATTCTTTGCACTTGGCTTTGAACTGGTCAGCTACGACTTTCCACTGTTCAACTGGCACGGATTCTTCCAAGACCCAGTAAACATGTATGCCTCGCCCAGAGTTAACAATAAGAGGTTTTGGTAGTTTGAGCGCAGCGCAGAACTCTTGCAGTCTACGTATTGCGTCCCTCTGCGTAGCAAACCCCTCACCTTTAGCTACTTTGTCTTCGCCACAATCCAAGTCTAAAAAGAACGACTTGATGTGTTTGGCGTCTTCTCCTCTACGAGTACCCTCTTCCTTGAAGTTACTCATAGCAAAGTATATGTCCCAGCCTTCACTGTCGTAGTGTTCGGCGGCTTCCGCTAGTTCATCAACGGTATGGAAATAGACTTGCTTAATTCCGTTACCGAGAGCGGCGCTATGCCGAAACAGGACATACACACCTTCTGTGGGCAGTACCCACCGTAAAAATTCTCTTGTATTCATGGTTGCACCCAATGCCGAGAGACACTATGGCAGGGATGTCGGCGCATCCTTTTCGGCAAGACCTAGCCATAGTGGAGTGATTGTTAGTGGTTAGTCATCCCAACCGTCAACAATGGCACTCAGATCGTCGTCATCTTCCTTGGGTGCGGGGGCAGATTTCTTTACGACCTTCTTGGGTTCCTCCACTTCGGAGGTATCTGGCTCATCGCCAAATATATCGTCAGAGTCATCGTCATCTAACGCGACATCGGTGCTCTTGACACTGCTAGTAGTATCACTAAACGGATTATCAGGTTGTGCTACGAACCCACCTTCCACAATACCGAAGGGTGAACGTGACACCATCGGCACGTATTCGGTTACCTGCACGCCGTTCAGACGCAGGCTAACGCCATTGTCACGCATAGAGTACGGTACGAAAGTGAAAGCGATATTTACGGTGCTACCGCTAGTCAACTGAAAGTCCGCTGGCAGCTTGTTATTCTGCGCGTCCACTTGCAGTGGTGGCGTGGTCTTGTCGGTACCGTAAGCACCCTTCAACTTGGCCTTACCAACGTAGTTGCCGTCGTCATCTTTCTTGAACGGCAGTGCAAACTTGTCGGGCCAGCCCTTCTCTTTCTTGGCTTTGTAGGCCGCTGCCATCGCCTTGTACAAGGCTTTAGCTTCTGTCTCAGACATCACGAAAGACATCTCGTATGCCGCACCGTCATCCAGTGGGTCACACTTAACAGATCCGCCCTTACCACCGTTCGCTTTGTTATCGAACTTGTAGGTAGCATCGAGCTTCGGGTAGAGAGCTTTCACGCCCTCAATTGTGTAGTACATATTCGCTTCAGCCATTGTTGGTCTCCTTACTTTGGCTAGTTATCGTGAACCCTTCAGTCGCAGCGAAGGGCGAACCTTCGCGGTTGTGTGGAACAATGTCGAAAGCAATAGCTGCTAACGTGTCATCGTCATCCACCATCAATTTAACTTTCCGTAGTTCCTCTTCTTCTAATGGTCGCTGTGGGTAGAAGAACAGCTTTGGTACAGGGCTACCCGCATCAAAACTAATCCTCGTCACTACCGCCGCACTCGGCGTCCCGTGCCCACTCAAAAACTTGGCGTAAGCCTGTAGAGGCATAGAGCTTCTACCTTGAGCTTTGCCAAATATGGACGAGGCAGGTACTTGTAGTTGATACACTGTGTCTAACGCTTGTTCTTCAACAACGGCTAAACGCTGGCTAAACCTACAAGCCCTACCCCCTCCATTGCCAGAGCCTCGGACATTCTGCGTACAGTCGATGCAGCGCGTACTCTGTCTCTGGCTCGGCGGCACCTCGGGAGCTGGTCTCTGGGTATCGCTAGACCAACATGTCGGAAGCCGCTTGGCGCTAGGATCGTAGTCGTCTTTGTAATATGCGCGTGATACTACCGCTGCATTCACAATAACTACGTCTATCTCCGTGCGATCCGACTGGATGTCTAACCCAGTAAACTTGCTACCCTGTATACTGATTCGGCGCATTAAATGTCCGCATCAGGATCAAATGCCGATGGATCAAAGTCTGCGGTGTCTGGCACGTCGGCCAGATCTACACCACCTACCATTGGGCCATCATCTTCTGAGTCACCTTTTAGCAAAGCCTCCGCGATACTCGCCAAAGCGAACCGCTGCGTTTTACCCACTTTTATGTAGGTATTGCTCGGTATGACCCCATCCCGCACCCATTTACGGGTCGTGGATAATGACACACCAAAGTGCTTTGCAACATCCTCAATCGGAACTAATTGCTCCATCATGCCTTCCTTATCGTGAGCGCGTACTCTGCGTCTACGTTTAAGCCTTTAGGTAGAAGGTCTGGGTTTTCTTCTAGGAACTCCCGTACGTTCTTCTGGTTCAGGCGCTTATCCAAGAACTCAGGTACGCCATGCTCAAGAATAAACTCGTGCATGTGTTCCCAGTCGCTAGTCCAATACTTCTGCCTAACCGTACGGTAAAACGTACCAGCATCCGTTTTGACACTTTTGATGTCGTTCTCTTTTAAGTAGTCGAGTAGTGCGGCCTTTATTTTTTCTTGTTTACTGACGAGCTTGCCGTCAGCTTCCCTGTATTCAGCGGATAGGCGTTCCCTTTCGTCCTTGATCTTGAGATATACCTCAGTCAATTTCCCAAGGGGTACTCCACCCACGTTCTTCGCATCAGCCATGTTTTCGTCCTTCCATTGCCGAGAAATGCAATATAGTGGTAGGCAATGGCTTAATCAAGTATTTCTTTGTAAAGATCAATAATTTTTGTATGTGTGTCTATTTTGTTATCTAGTAATGCGTACACGCGCTTTTCTATGTGAGATCCTTGTAGCTGCACCACTGTACACTTATGATCTTGCCCCGCCCTGTGGATACGTGCGTTGGCCTGCGCGTAGGTTTCTACCGAACTGGTTGGCCCCCACCATACAATTGTGTTCGCAGCGGTCAGCGTAACGCCGTGTGCCGCAGCTTGCGGCTGGATGACCAGCACTCGTGGGGTATCTGTCTCTTGGAACTCTTTGAATATGCGCGTACGCTCGGTGGCACTGACAGCCCCACTGATAATCTCTGTGGGTATCTTGTCCTTGCGTAGCTTGTCAGTAAGTAGCTGGATCGTATGCTTGAACGGCACGAACACGAGTACCTTCTTACTGGACTCGTCGATTACCTCACGCAGCACCTTGTATCGGTGCTTGATGTCGAACTCCACTACCTCTTTGTCATCGGTGTACACCGCACCGGAACTGATCTGGAGTAGCTTGTTCATGTTGACCGCAGCCGTAGCTGCCGTGACTGTCTCTTCCGCAGCCTCCATGACCATGCGGTTCTTCAGTTCTTTGTAGTATTTCTCCTGCTGACGTGTCAGCGGTACCTCACGGGTTGTATACACGATGTCAGGCAGATCAAG